AGAGTTACAGTTTCACCAACAGGAATGTCATTGACAAGAACTGTGGGGTTGCGATAGTTCTGACCTGTGGCAAGAATATCATATTTGGTGATGATACCTTGAATAATTCTCTGATTCGATACGTTAGAGTAGAAAGGTACACCATTGACAGCAATACCAATCTCACTGAAACCCTTATCATGGAAGAAGTACTCCTTCTTGCCATTCTCATCTATACTCTTGACGTTAGTTTTAATCGTCTCACGACGTGGGATGGTGTGAATAGCATTGGGAACCGTAAACGTAGGACCTACCGAGTAGTCTTTGGAGAAGATACCACAAACATGATATGGTAGGTTCTGTGATGTGACAAATACATAGCCAGCATCAAAGAATACACCACTTACACCAGCAGTTCTGTTCTGATGATTAGCCATGTAGGGCATCTCAGCACCCTGCTGGACAAGCTTGTCATCGTAGTTTTCAATGAATGCAGAGATAGCAGGCTCTCTGGGGTCAATACGACCTGGTCCATTGACTACAACTTCGTCTGCCTCTGTGTGTAGTAGTCCTTTGTCGGGAATTTGGAAGTCTGATACAAGACCCAGCGGCCAGGAACGAGAGATTAGCTGACGTGTATCACCATACTCATCAGTATCTTCAATAATACCCTCGATATAGATTGGGCCATAAACGGTAGTACCAATCTTATGGACTACCTCTACGTTAGCAAATCCCCTCTTGCACTTCAGAAATTGATTATATGTCTTCTCTTCATAGAAGATACCCTCACCGTCAATAAAAATTACACCTCTATCAGGGAAGCCAATTGTAGTTTCTACAGTAATAGTAGTGACATCGACATCATCATCAAGACTACCAAAAATATTCAGCTGTCTAGTAAGCTTAGTGAATGGGTTGGCGGGGAAATTGCCGCTTACATTGTTCTTTTGAATGTAGAATTCATACTGCACCTCATCATTATAGTTGTATGATGACACATAATCGCAGATTGCACGGCCAATTACTCTCTCTTTGGTCTTATCATCGAGCAAATCATTATACGATTTAACCTGAAGCTCTCTATTAACCAGTCTATCTGGGTAGATGTAGTTACGAATGGGTGTTACAAGCAGCTCTGGGATAGGAACAGAGCGCATGATAAAGCTTTCTTGCCATGTTGACTCCGATGGCTTAATCATCCTGTCGCCAGGATAAGAGACATCTACGTCATTCTCTGCAAAGATGAACTTAAACAGAGCTTTGATGCCCAGTTTTGTGCCCTTGGCTTGGAAGAAGTCTCTAAAACGCTCTAGCAGAGTGCCATGATTGATTGGTTCCGCAATCCACTTGCTATCTACACCATCCGCATAGGTCTCGTGGATGGTTTGAAGCATCGACGAGAGGAACAGAACCGATAAGTTCTGTACATGGTCACCACGAACGTGGTCTTGGTCTTTAGTATAGGTATATTTGTTGAATTTAACGAATGAACCGAGGTCTGTAGTCGCAGAAGCACCTCTTTCTAGCTCATAGAAGACGTTACCTTCTCTTCTTCTGTAGAGAATGACCTCACCAGGCCTAGTGTTACCGCAATTATCTGTCTCACTGCTAGTAATATACAGAACACCGTTAAATTCTGGGAAGCCAAAGCCATCGACAAGGGTCAAACTCTCGGTTTCACCCTCTTCCAGGTTCAAATCGAGCGTACCACGCTCTACAATGGGCTGCCTATAGAAGTCAAAGTCTCTATATTTCTCGAGATTCTGTAAAATGTCCTGACCGAAGCCAACACGCTCGTTCGCTTCCATCGAACGGCGCATGAAATTGACAAACCTGGGGTATTGTTCAACAATCCATTCAGGTAATGTGGCGTGTAACTGTGAAGAGGGATGTACTATTCTCTCGTAATTCATCAGGGCTCACCAATCTTGGTATCAGGAGTTGCTTCGATAGAGGATTTTGCGATATCGAGGCTGAGATAGACGGAATGCTTGGCAATAATGTCTTGCTCCCTGGGTAAAGCCCTAAACTCGATGATGCCGTTGGCGATTTCGGTGTCGATGATGGTCAAGTCCTTGCCCTTCTCATAGCCAATCTTCAATTCTCCCTTGTCATAATCAACAGTACCAATCTCGTTGTCAACATATACCTTCTTGTTGAGGCTATTGATGTAGAAGAGACGCAGTTTACCAAGTGGGAACTCTAGGAAAATCTCCTGTGTGTCTTTATTTACAAAGACAAAATTAGGCAATTCCACGATAGGTGGAGTCATCAGAGACTTAACGTAATCCTTCTGGTCTTCAGTCAGCTCAGTGTACTTGGTGACCTCATAATCAGCTCTCTTACCAGACTGTGGGTCATCCTCAATGTAATACTTGGTCTTCAGGTCAACCACGCCGTCTTTCTGTAGGTAGAAATACGTAGAGTAGACAACAGACCTATTACAGTCCAACATGAAGGGGTTCTCGAAGCAGACCTCATAGACAGCTCTAGTGTTAAGCAGAGCCTTCACATCCTTTCTCATACGCAGCTGAGACAGGTTTCTGGTGATACTCTCATCAGCATCGTCAATAGCAGCGACGATACGGGAGTAACGAACAGCACCACCGAACTTGGAGATGTTTAGAGACTTAGCGTACTCCAGAAGCGTCTCTGTGACCGTGCAATCGATGGCAGAGCTATCCTTAATGGTACGCTTCTCATCGTAATAAACAAGGGTGTCTACCTCTGCATACAGGACGTTGGGGTCAACGATGCAGATATCAAGCGATGCAATCCTGTAGTCCTCCAGGGACTTCTTGATATCGTTCTTGACAATGTTAGAAAGTGTCTCACCTAGCAGTGGCTTGATAGCAATGAAGACACGACCGAACTGTGGAATCTCCAGTGTCTCACCACCATAGACATAGATGCCCTCTACCGCAGGGTAAATCTTTCTGACAATAGCTTCATAGTCCTGGGCTGTGACACATCTGTTCTGAGCACCGTGATACTTGGGAGCTCTAAACTTAATTGAAGGTACGTCCTCAAGGTCAGAACCACCGTCAGAAGTATCTACAGCATTGATAGTAGCTGTATTGGTAATCTTTAATTTGTTAGAATCATACAGGTCACCAATGAAGAGGAAGTTGTTAGTGCCCTTAATACCATTACCCATAGACCCATTGGTCTGCACATAGGTAACATGAATACGAGCACCATCAGGAAGCTTCTTCCCAAAGTAACCATCACCAAATGTCAGCTCATAGTTCTTAGCTTCGTCCTCATCAATCCAGTATACCTTACTATTCTCATCGATATCAACTAGGTTCTGTGCCTGAACATAATACTCAGTAGCATCCAGGTTGGGGTTGGGCTGTACTTCAACACGAATGGTGTTTGTGTCGATGTTGGGGTTATCCAGGATGAAGCGCTGGATATAGTTGCTGTAGTCTACAGTGAAGTCAGCTGTGACAAATGCACCTTCATATGCATCTACACGATTAAAGTTAACAATACCGTCGGATGATACAGCAGCAGTATAGATATCAACTACATTAAAGATAAAAGAGCCTTCACCCGCTCCAGCAGTGAATGCAGTACCAGGGCGAATCTCAAGGAAGCGTGGGAAACCCTGTGGGTAGCTATCACGTGTCAACGTGAAGGTCATATCAACAATTGTCTTCGCAGCTCTTGCAGAGTTAGGCAAATATCCCAGCTGACGGGCATTTGCTACAACATTATTTCTAACAGACGATGATGTGAGGAAAGCCTCGTTTGCCAGCATATTGGTAGTATATGCATTCAGCTGTTGCTGATAGGCAAGCAGATTGAGGATGACCTGAAGGTTTGCACCGTCAAAGTCAAAGTCTGTAAATTCATTAGTAGACTTAAGATATCCGACTAGATTGTCTTTTATCTGTTGAAAGTCTACCTCTGTAAGCTGGATAGCACCTGACATTATTCGCCGTCTTGGTTTTTATTATTTATTGGGTAATTTAGACCCTTGTTGGATAGAGGATGTGCTCAATTTTGAACACCTGGTCATAACCAACAATCCTGTAAATAATAGTCACTTCAATAGCGTTCTGCTCTGGGTTAACTTCAGCCCATACACCTAGTCTCTGACCCTTCTCTTTAATGAATTGGTTGATTGTACTGTAACCTTCATTTCTTGCAGTGATGGGTTCATTAGTATATGACAAGCTAGATGTCACTTCACCCAAATCATAGGGGTGAGCATTTGCTTCGCCTTCAATAATAGCTCGAGGCTCATACTCTACGATGACGCGCTTGACTTCATCCTCGATGAATGACGCAGTAGGTGCACTCATTGTTTCGAACATGTACCCTCTGACATTAGACCCAATATCTAACTGAAAGGGAACATCACCGAAGTGATACATGATGAGGTTCTTGATTGCGTTATTAATGGCTCTCTCGTTCCTGATAATTGTCAGGTCTTCAGTAATAGGATGCGGCGTAAACGCCAGGGACACATCCTTAAATTCTTTGGCGTGCTTTTTAAGTTCTACAAAGTTACCATCAGAGCCGGGTGAGCTCTTGTTGGGGTTGATATACTTATATGCTGGATTCTGGAAGGCTTTATAAACCATGCCAATAAAAAAGACCCTTACGGGTCTATTTATGGTTCAATTTTGGGGTTTCTCTTCGTGCCATCTCTCGGTGTAATCGTCCCAGCCATCCTTGCCACCACACCACTGACCGTATTTCTTTTGGTCAATTCTCTTGGCAGCCTGGTCTAGGTACTTATCAGCAAGAGGGTTGGTGATAAGGACTTTCGTCCCATGTTCTTCGAACATCGTCTCTTGGAGAAACTCAGGATTGGGTTGAGTTGCCATTGTTCGTTTGCTTTGTATAGGTATTTATCAGCGGCCTTGCCCACGACGCAGTTTGCGTGCAGGCCGGCTGCCTCGTTTGCAGGTTTTAGTGTTCTTTGACTGACCTTGATAGGTCTTCTTCTCAGTGGGTACAACTACCCACTTACCACCACCACTAAAAATTAGCGCCATCTTGTTAAAAGTTGCAAAAAGAAGTTACGTTTCTCGGGGAACATGTTACCAGGTGCCCCTTCTCTCTTGAGGTAGCCCTCAATCTCGTTCAATCTATTGAATATTTCATCCAATGCTTCTGTCAGCTTAATATGTTTAGACCTGTTAGGAGGCCTATACATGAAAACTGGTCTAGGATTAGGAGAAATATTCGCTTGGTTTGGGAAGTTCGCCATTAAAAATGGGTGGAATCATGATAGAACGTGCCGCCTCAGGGCCAAACCGATTAAAGATGGAGTAAAAATCGTCCATCTTAGAAGGCGAGCAGGGATAATGCTTGATATTCTCAAGCGTCAAGAGGTTGACCTCTTGTTTTGCTTCGTCTACAGTCATAATACGATAAAGACACCCATATTATAGGGTGCCTTTAGGGTTCTGTCAATCGGCCAGGTCGTCCAGGATTGCTTCTACCCACTCATCGCTCATGTGCTCAACGATGATTTCAGCAGATACGGGGTTGTTGGCCAGACCGTCACCCATGATGGAATTGATAAGAGCCTCTTTCATTTCCTTAGACTTAACCTTACCACCCTTCTGGTAGCCCTTTACCTTACCACCTTCTTGGTAGCAGTTACCTTCTTTCTGGAGGAAGGCAGGCTTCTTGTCTTCCTTCTTGTCATCGTCACAATTGCAATCCTTCTTGCCCTCTTCCTTGCACTTCTCACAAGGGGACTTCTTGCCTTCCTTCTTGTCCTTGATGAAGTCAGGCATCTCACCTTTACCCTCATCAACTTGCTTCTTGCCTTTCTCTTTCAGAGCCTTCTTCATGGGCTCCTTCTTGTCACCATCTTTATCAAAATCAAGATAGTCAGGCTTAGCACCCTCAGTCAGGGTCTGCTCATATGCATTAAAGCGGTTATAGGACCAAGGCCCAGTCGAAAGTTGCATTGTTCTAATACGTTTCTTTTATTTATTTATCCAGCATTTGACTGGTTAGTGAATGGCTTTTCAGCAAACGCGATATACATGTAAGGTCCATTAGGACGTGCATCAAGTTGTCCATCGGCAGAACGGTTTTTGAACCCATTACACAGGAAATCAATTTCCCAGGATGAGTTCTCTGCATTTTGAAGGCTAGGTGCGGATTGCATGATACGAGGATTGTGAATATCTGCAATGTTATTTCTCAAGAGCCAAGTTTCTTGAGCTCCAAGACCCTTCATCCATAGGAACGCTGGTTTGAAGCCGGTATAAATGAAGTTTG